TAAATACACCTAATGTATTTGAACTAAGATATAAAAGTGGATCTGCTAATCATCCATTTTTACATCGATTTAAACAGTGTTTCTTAACAGATATATCAGTTAACTATACTGGTGAAGGGGTCTATGCTACATATGAGGGTAGAGAACCAGTTTCAATGATTATGGATTTAACATTTAAAGAACTAGAACCAATTTACGATCAGGATTACTTTGATGCTATTGGTCGTGATGCTGACAGTACAGTAGGATATTAAAATGGGATATTTCAGAGAGTTACCAAATTTACTTTATCAGTCATTTCTACCTGATAAAAAATCTTCTCAAGATTATACTGAGGTAAAGAATTTATTTCGTAGAACTAAATTAAGAGATGATCTACAAAACATTTTTACTTTGTTTGATAAGTATGAGATACCAGATGAGTTTCGTCCTGAGAATGTAGCAGAAGATTTTTATGGAAATGATGAATTAGATTGGGTAGTTTTAACGACTGCAGGTATTGTAAATGTCCGAAATGAATGGCCGCTAAACAATAGAGATATCTTTAATTATGCTTTTGAAAAATATGGTGATGATTTAAATACAGTTCGATTTTTTGAAACAAAAGAAATTAAAAATAGTAATGGTAGTATAATATTAGAAAAAGGAAAAGTTGTTGATTCTGATTTTGTATTTAAATATTATGATACAACTGGTGTTGTGACATTATCTGGAACTAGTATTCGAACTGGAATAAGTAATTATGAATATGAAACTCGATTGAATGATGAGAAAAGAAGTATATTTATTTTAAAACCAGAGTACTTACAACAATTCCTTAATGATTTTAGAGATATCATGATTTATGGTCAATCATCACAAGCGATCAGTGACAATCTAATTAAGACAGAGAATACAAATATAACGATACCATAAAAAAAGAGGTCTTGCGACCTCTTTGTATTACTTAAATATTAAGTTAATCCAAGCTGCGATAACTAATAAAGTTAAACAGAGTTGATTATATTTCATTATTCAGATGCGAGTTTTGAAAAGTATGATAATGCATCGTCATCATCATCTTCGTTAATACTAGATGGTGTTGTAGATACAGCAGCAGTTACTAATTCTTCTGCTGAACCACGGTCATCATCTTCGCCAAAACTCTCTTCGTCTGAACGAACAGTAGCAGGTTTGTTACCTAATACATATCCAAGACGAGTTTTAAGTTCTTCGTAAGTCTTAAACTGATCGTCAGCGACTATTTCAGCAAGAGAATACTCTTTCTTCCATAATGCTTCAAGAGCATCGTCATCATCAAGTAGTGGAGTTGTAGCAGTAAACTCAGAACTGTCATAGTTACGATAACCAGCGACATTCTTTGCTTTTAACTTAAAGTTAGCACCCTGCCAGAAATCGAATGGATCGATTGCCTCTTCATCTTCAAACTCAGGTTGCATTGCTGCTGTGAGTTTATCAAAGATTTTCTTCCCATACTTGTATAGAAATACTTTACCTTCGTTCTCAGGATTCGCAGGATCCTTCACAACATAGATGTTACTAATATAAGTAAGTTTGCGTTTTTGTTTTCTTGCGGTTTCTTTTCCTGCATCAGTTCCATTGTTCCATAGTTGAGTATTGTACTCAGAAACAGGATCTTTCTTTCCAAGAGTTGTAAGAGAATTTTCAATGTACCAACCGCCAGGACCTTGGAAGGCATGACTGTATAGTTTTACAAATGGTAAATCCTCTCCGTCTGGAGCAGGAAGAAAACGAATAACAGCATAACCATTGCCTGACTTGTCACACTCTAATTTCCAGTTACGGTCATCAGCAGACCCGCCAGTGTTATTCATTTTTTCGACTTCTTTCACAAGTTTTTGTGTAAGAGAGCCTAGTTTTGATTGCTTTTTAAGATTAGCAAAAGACATTAGATTACCTCGGATTAATTTGGATTAATTGGATTAATTGGATTATAACAAAAATATTCAAATAAGTCAATACTTAGTAGTATTGCTTATATTTATGCACTAAAGAATATGATGAATTCCTAAAATTTGGAGTTAAGTGAGTTTCCGTGAGTATGTTATTAACACTATAGTCTTTACCACAGATAAAATATGAAACCTGCATAAAGATATCACACCACCCGAATTGATGTTCCATAGTTTTTACAATTTTATCAAAGTCATCATCGATAAAATCATATATCTTATGAAAGTTATCTAAGAAAGTATTTACTTTAAAAACACTTCCTCCACCAGCACCATACCAATCAACATTTGGAGTGACATTATATTTTTTACTTATCCATTCTAAAAGTTTTGGATCAAGTTTATTACTCTCTGGATAATAATGTCCTGCACATTCCCAACTTGGATCTACTACAATCTCTGATTGTGTAAGAACATCATCTTCCATCAAAATTATATGTGAACCATCATGTTCAGCAACATGTTTACATGCTTCTCTGAAATAGTGTATCCATCCTAAAGTTTCATTTTTAGAAATACCATAAATCCCATGAGGATGTCCATACAATCTCATGGGATGGCAATTTAAATAAGAGTGAATATAATTTAAATTATATTTTTCTGCTAATTCAGAATAATCAAATCCATTATCTGAAATAAGGGTATATGGATTATTTGGATGATATTTTCTAAATTGTTTTACAACATGTTCTGTTGCTTTTTTATGTTTCCATGCTATATGAATACAACCAAAATTCATAAAAATAATTATTAATAATGATCTGTTGATCTTTTCAATTTTTCAATTGTTTTTTCCATACCATCAAATAACAACGACATATCAGTTCCTGATGGGAAACCCATCAATTCGACTGATTTTTCTAGATGTTTTTTCATAGTCAATGCTTCTGGATCATCAGATAAAGATAATCGAGCATACATGATTTTTTGTTTTTCTAAGAGAATTGATAACATTTCAACATGTTCAATTCTATCTTCTTGTGACATGGTGCCAAATTCTAGCATTGACACATAGACACTTTGCTGGAGTTTTGTGATTTCTTTTAATTCATCCTGAATTATTTCAGAATCAAAGAAGTCGCTCATTATCCCTCCGCAGGTGGTGCTTCCACCTCTCCACCATCAACGATCTCAGTTGGTGCTTCTACTTTACTATCTTCAATTTGTTGAAGAACCTCAATAGCACCTTGAAGTCTTAATGCAGTCGCACGACCAGTTTCAAGTTGTTGTTGTACTTGAACTAGTTGCTCCTGTAAATTCTTAAGAACTTCACTATTATCAAGAGCCATTACCAATAACCTCCTTTAAAATTTTTTTGTAATTGAACACGTTAATATTTATGAAGGGAATATATTTTTTAATTTTCAAACTTACGGTTTCCCATACAGGATCTTTCAGTTTTTTATCAAAATTTTTTCCAAAAGAAAAGATTTTTTCGAAAATTACTAGAGTTTCTAGACTTAGATCTCCACCCAGATACCTTTTGAGTATTAGTGGGTGTCCCTTCGAGCAATTTAATACTTCGTCTAAGTTTTTCTCTAACAGTAATTTGTTGCTTTGTTCTTTGAACAAGTAAGTCAAACTCTGCTGTCTCTTCATCCATTCTGAATAGTTTTTTTCTCCAGAATTGATGATTTCTCCAATCCATAAGTTTTGTGGGTTGTTAGCATTTACAAAGTTTGATAAAAGAAAATCTAGTATCTGTTGATCGCTATATTTTCTTGAAGTCTTCTCAAACCAATACTTATCTTTTCGTTTATTAAATGATGTTACAGTAGCACGAGACTTACCTGCATATTTAAAGAAGTCATATTTAGGATTAGTAAAATGACTTTTCATCGAAAGATAGGTTTGGTAAGTTTCAAATGGTGTCACTTTCATTAATCATTTTTTGATTCGCATTCGTAAAGAAACTGGTAATAGCATAACGACCCCAACCATCATAATAATTGGAATCTTCTATTTTAATTTCCTTAACTCCATGTTTTACCCAACCTGGTAATATTATAGTCGAATTATTCTCACAAGTCAACTCATAATTGTGTTTAGGAAAAAACAATTCACCACCAGTGAATTTTTTTGGTTCTTTGTAGAAATAAGAAAATGCTAAAAACTGAAAAGACTTATCAGTATGTGCTTCATAGTATTCTTTATCATGATAATATCTAACTTTTGTAATATCATAATCACACATTGGAGCGATCCAACAAGATTCATGTATCTCAGCAAATACATCAAGAATCTTAGAAGTGAAGAGTTTCCGATTGACTGTTAAAATATTTGAAAGATCTCTGTAACCATCATAAATCACATCTAATTGTAGGGCACGATGATTTGTTTTTTCAACAACACCACCAAAATCTTTTGCTTCTAGTAATTTACCTGGTTTTGTATAAAATTTCAATTCTTCCCATATCAACTCCAACTCCTCATCATCATAAAAATTATCTACAATCAGATGAGGAAAAGGTTTTTCAAAAGCATTACATACTAACTCTTGAGGCATTATAATGGTAGTTTTGCTCTTGATGTAGGTTTCATAAAGTTAAGACGAGTTGCATCCCACTTCAGTCTTTCTTTTAATGGTTTTGAAATTAATTTTGTAATTGATTCAATTTCCAAACTGTTTACTTCACAATAATGAAGTATCGCATCAATATAATTAAGTTGCTCTTCAAGAACAATTTTTTCAATCTCTATTGCAAACTTTTGTGGTGTAAGAAATTTACTTGCAATTACTTTTTCTAATTCTTTATTGGGTTCCATAGAGTTCCAATTTATCGTTAACAAATTTTCTAATATATTTTCCGAGCAATTTGATGTACTTTGCTTTGTCGTATTCTTCATAAATTACACATTCTCCATTTTCACATGCCATAATAATGACTAACTTTTTGACAGATATTCCTGTCAATTCGTATAACATACAACCATATGCCATACATTGAACAAAATAATGTTCGATCCAATCTCTTGGTTTTGGTTTTTTTGAAGTTTTAAAATCTATTACTGCTAACTCACCATCATATTCTGCAATACAATCGACAGTCCCTGCAATACCTAATTCTTTACTATATAGGGAACCTTCTAGGGTGTGAATATTGTCGATCTTATTTAACTTACCTTTTGATATCTTAAATAAAAAATCTGATATTGGAGGAACAGTTGGTAGAGTATCATTCTTAAGATAATGCTCTGTCAAGGTATGCATGTCAGTTCCACGGGTTGTAGCAGCTTTTGTAATACGATCTGCCTCCTCATTCCCAACTCTTTTTCTCCAATTAACAAATATTTCTTTGTTAAAATGACTCGTTACAGAAGTAATCGAAACTAATTTAAGTAACTCATCTTCATCTGGAACAGAATAATAGCGAACACCATCTATCGTCTCTCGCGAGAGTTTAGGGAGTTCTATATCAACATGTTTAAACATTACATACCTGATTCAATTTTAGCAATAAGATATTCCTTTACAAGACCAGATCGAACGATGTCACCTATTCCAAATTCAATAATATCAAAAGAAGGCATCGCACGGATAATTTTCATAAAATCCACAATACCATTTCTCTCATTCGTTTTTGTCAAGTCTGTTTGTGAACCGTCACCACAGAACACAATTTTAGTATCTTCACCGACTCTTGTTATTATACTATCTAATTCATGAAAATTCAAGTTTTGAAATTCATCAACGATAACAATTGCATTATCAAGTGTTGTTCCCCTCAAAAATGAGGTGCTCCAAAATTTAATTGTCTCTTGTTGGCGAAGATTACCATAAAGCATTTCAAAGTCCGCATCAGATGGCATCTGAAACATATACTTTACCATATGTTTATATGGTATTTGATAATATGAAGATTTATCTTCATGATCACCAGGTAAAAATCCAATCTCACGAGTTGCGACTAATGATCTGACAATATAAATTTTTTCGTATGGTGTAGTCTCATCTAATACATCTCTCAACGCATTGTAGAGTGTAATAAAGGTCTTTCCTGTTCCCGCAGCACCATAAGCAACAATATGTTTTCCAGAACTATAAGAATCAAAAAGTCTTTTTTGATTATCTGTTATAGGTTCAATACCAACCAGATAATCTGAATTTACGGGTTTTTTTCTTTTCATCTGCTTTGCTGTTAATCCAACACCTATAGGTTGATCCACAGAACTTCCTCTTTTTTTCCTTGCCATTTAATCTAAGTTTCTGACATAATTACCTGCATTGTTTCTCTGAGTCTTCTTGAGAACCTCATTCCAACCAGGTGCTTTCTTTCTTAACTTATCTCTCCACTCACCAACATCACCTGATCCTGGACATGTAGATGGATCAGAGTAATCTCTTGTCCAGTCAGGATTGTCTTCTGTCCATTTATCCCAATCATGAACACTCATTGACACTTCTTTTGTCTCACCAGTAGACATATTAACAACAGGGTATGTAGCCATAATTATAAAGTATTGTAAAGTTATTTAGACCCATTCCAAAGCCTCTGAAACCGAAGGAAATTGTTCGGTAAACACCTTGCGACATGCTTCAGCAATGTCCATATGTTCTTTTTGTGTTCCGTGAGCACTTCTTAAATTAATATAATGAACCCAAGAACGACATGAACCAGTCATATAAAGTCTAGTTGGAGTAGCAAGTGGTAATACAAATCGAGCACACTCTTTTGCTACACCTGATTCTAGCATCTGATTATATAATGCCAAAGAAGAACTAAACAAGGTATTCATTTGTTTTTCTAGTTTTTCGACAACCGCAGGATCGAGGTCATCTATCGAATTTTGACGATTCTTTGTATCTTGTCTTCTTAATTCTGGTAATTCAATCTCTCCTAATAAATTACTATCGGCATATCTCTGTGAAAATTCTTGAAATGTAAAACTACGATGTCTTAGTATTTGTGCTGCAAGACCACGGGTAGTTTCAATCTCAAGAGTCATCGAAGACTGTTCAAAAACAGACCAATGTTGATGTTTGATGCAATATCTCAATAATCCCGCAAAATTCTCGTTATCCTGATTTGAAGGGTTAGATACTCTAGCAATATATGCCATAGTTTTTTCTGCATCTGGTGTGATGCTTACTAATTTTACATTCATTTACCAAATCCTTTAAAAGTTTTTTTCTCCATTTCGGAAATTTCATGTTCTAGTACTTTAATCTGAGATTTTATTTCCTTTAATTTTTCTTCAGTATATAGATAGTCTTGCTTTACTAATCTTTTGAGCAAATTAAGCATTTTTCTTGCTCTACTAGTCTGGGTAGCCATCGTCGTCATCGAAAAGTTCGTCGTAATCGTTTGTCTCATCAAATGCGTGTGAATTTTTATAAGCATTAGTATCAGAGTAAACTTCTGCTTTTATCGCATCAAGCGTAAATTCTAGTTGACGAATGAGTAACTTTAATTTGTCTCTATCCATAACAAACATATTTTGAATATATTATAGCACAAAAAAAGAAGGGGTTCAACCCCCTCTGTGTTATTTTCCATATAGAAACTTAACTTCAGCAGTTATGATTGTGAGAAAGATAGCAGATGCTATACATATCTCTAATATTTCAATCACTTAAGACTTGTAAGTTCTTT